TTACTGCGGCACCGAGACGGTGACTTTTTTTGGACGCTCGTTGCCATTGCCAGGCACCAGCACAGTGATCACGCAAACGGTCTGACCGCCGCTGGACTTGGCGGAAGCCGACAGCAACTGTCCGCCGGTCTGACCGACCACCCGATTTGCAGCCCCCGAACAATCAGCCGCCACCTGGACGATGGCCGTGCCGTCGGGCGTGCGCAAATCCTGCGACACGGTGGCAACCGGTGTCATGGTCGCGGCCTGCGCGGCAACCAAGCCAATGGTGAGAAAGTTCATGATCATTGTCAGCCCTGAAGCGGTTCGTATTTCATCTTGGAGCCAGTGATACAAGATCCTGCCTGAACCGCAAATGAATGGAAACCGAGGTGAGCCCGATCTTCAGGATCCGGGTTCATCCGATCCGGTTCTTCGCCTGGATCCGGCCGACAATCGCGATCACGCCACCAAGCGCCGCGCCGAGGGAGGTCAAAAGCCCGGTCAGGGCCTCGCGGTCCGCATCACCAAGCTCGTATCCGACCAGACCAAGCGCTGCTGAGCCGATTGTCACGATAGCACCCCACAGGGTCTTGGACTGCCACCAGGGTTTGATGTCGTTCATCACAATTCTCCTTTCAAGGGTGAGGGAAATCAAAGCGTGCAGGTTGCTGTGCGCGCCACTCCCCAGGGCATGTGTTTTCCAGCCTGGGAGACGCAAAACTTCAGGGAGGTCTGAAGCGCTGCGAAGTCCGCAAGCTCATCTGCGGATGCATAGAGCCAGTTGGGTTCATCCGGTTCGACGATTCGGACTACAGTTTCGCCATCGAGAATTTCGAGCCGGTAATGCTCGATGCCCTCATCATTCGCGATCTCGGTTGGAGTCCAGCTGTCCGCTGACAGGCGTCCCCGCCGGACCCAGGAAAGCGCAATACCATCGGCCCGCCGCACAGCGCGCAAATGCACCGGAGACAAGGGCGTGAGTGCCCGTTCTCCGCCCGTGAAGGCTATTGGCGCCGCACCGCCGGCAGTTCCACCGGAAGCTTCAGCGATCCAGTTGAGTTGGCGTCCGGCCTCATCCAGCCGCAGATTGAGCGGCACGACAGCACTATCGAGGACAATGACCGCTGCGCCCTGGGCGGCGCCGGCGCGCATCGCGTCATCGGTCCCGACCTGGCCACGCAGCAGGTTTTCTAGCCGCCAGCGCCCGGCAGAAATTTCCTCTGCGGTTTCATATTGCACCACCTCCCAGATGCCAGACTGAGAGCGGATTGCCATCACATTGGCTCCGTTGAGAACCGCCTCACGGCTGGCGCTTGCGAGGCCACCGAACGCCAGATCAACCAACAGCGCGACAGACCGGTCAAACCGATCTTCCGTGTCTCCCGGCGTCAGCGCCTCGGCCAGCACACCGATCTTGGCTGGAGCAACAAGTGTCGTCCGTACCGCATAGCCCTCGGCTTCAACCGAACTCGACAGAGCCATCTGCCGCCAGGGCCTGGCCAGGCCGCCGGCGCGGGCCCATGCCGCTTCCTCGGTACCGGAGAGAACCGGCAGGTCCAGCAAAACGATTTCCGGGGCAAAAACCTTATTGGCGTCATTCACTGCACGACCGATAAATGCATCCACAGCCGCCGCCCCAGCGCCGCCCGCATGCGCCACCGCCTCAATACGGCGGATCTCGCCGTCTTCGATGCGCGTCACCAGGAAGCGGTATTGCGGCGCGTTTTGCATGGCAAAGCGAATTGTGTCGCCCGGCTGCGCCGCGGCCGATTGCGGTGGCAGAGCAAAGCGCAACTGGCGACGCTGCAGCCGGTGATCCTGCAGCCAGCGATCGGCGTTCATGCGGGCCAACCCCGGTTCCAGCGCCAGGCTCAGCGGCAGGTCGGTCTGGCGCACCGGCTCGCGCTCCAGGCGGCGCGAGCGCGCCGAAGCCGGGGCGTAATCGGCCAGCGGGTCCGCCATGAGCAGAACCGCTTCATTGGCAAATTCGCTGAGTTCGCCGCGAACCTCCTCAAACAGTGGCCCCTCGCCGGGTTCGGCCACCGTTTCAATCTCCATCGGGGCCGCGCCTGATGTCAGCCGCGAGACAAATTCGAGACCTCCGGGACCTTCACGGACGTCAATGCAAAACGCCTCGATCAAAGGCTGCAGCACTGCCCGCACTGACGCCGGGCTGGAGATCACATGGCCCGTGACCATGCCATCAACACGATCAACATTGAAATCCGTCATTCCCGCGTCGCTCAAGATGTCGGCGATCAGGTCCTGCAGCGCCACGGCTCCGAGCCGCCCATTGAGCCAATGGCCGGTGCGCCAGTTGGCTCCGTCAGACCATACCGATGACGACAGTGGAAAGGCCGGAAACGGTCGCGTGTCCCAGGTCCAGAGATGGATGTGTTCGTTGGCAACCATGCCATCGGCATTGGCCGCTCCGGCCCAGTGGGCAAGATGCGCTTGCAGAAACGCCCGCTGGGACAGATCATCGCGGCCGCCGTTCGAAAACCAGGGAACTGCACCTTCCGACGATTTCGGATCTGGGAAAAGGTTGGGCTGGTTGGCGCCCTTGTCCACCGCCGGGCAGCCAAGTTCAGTGAACCAGAATGGTTTGGACCCGGGCACCCAGGCACTTGGGCTTGACGCCTCGGCTCCTCCGACGCGGTCAAAATGCTGGTTCTGCCACCAGCCGCGCAGATCCTTGATCCGGTAGATCCAGTGTTTGCCGGCTAGCCCGTCGGAGATAGGCAGCCGCTCGCGCGCATTGCGATCTGCTTCGCTCTCATAATACCAGTCATACCCCTCGCCGCCCGCAATTGCCGCACGCATCGCCGCCTCGTCATTAGCAAAGCCCGCGCCATCAGGATTGCCTGCAGTCAGATCCCCGTCACGCCAGTCGCTCAGCGGCATGTAATTGTCGATGCCGATGGCGCCGATGGCTGGATGCGCCCAGAGCGGGTCGAGATTGAAATACACGTCACCCGTGCCGTCATCGGGACGGTAGCCTGCATATTCGGTCCAGTCTGCTGCGTAGGTGACCGTTGTTGCGCCTCCGAGCATGGCTTTGGTCTCGGCTGCCAGTTGCACCAGTTGATCAACAAAAGGAAATGCGCCGGTCTGGTCGCTGAGACGGGTCAGGCCAATCATCTCTGAGCCGATGACAAAGCCGTCGACCCCACCGGCAGCTTGCGCCAGCGCCGCGTGATGCAAGATGAAACGGCGATACCCTTCATCGCCGCCGGGCCAGTTGACGCTGTCACCCGAGACGACAACATCAGACACCAACGTCGCTCCGCAGAGCCCGTCGATCTCGCTGCGCATCGCTGCAGTCGCGTTCGGCGTCCCGGACATACCCGGCGCTATGCTCGCGGTCATGCGGCCGCGCCACGGGTAGACGGGCTGACTATCACCACCAGTGGGGTTGGGCAGCGCATTGCCTGCCGGCACATCCATCAGCACAAAAGGGTACAGCACCACCTTGAGGCCTCTCGCCTTGAGATCGCGGATCGCCTCGATGATCGAGCTATCATCCGGTGTGCCGCCATAGGCCGGGCCGCGATTGCTGGTGGAAACCAGATGCGCCGTCGAGCGATCAAGCCCGCCAACCTTCCAGGGTCGGGTCTCGCCATTCCTCGCAACGACCTCGACACCCGGGCGGAAGCGGCAATGGCTGGCGCGCAGGTCATCACCAAACCAGGCGGACACCAGCGCCACTGATCTGAGATTGGGACACAGCGCCTGCAGCTCGTCGATCGACTGGGACCAATCGGTCGGTGCCTGGCACATGTTGCGGTTGAGTGTTCGGACCTCTCCCACGCCAAGACTTTCGCGCACCGGCGTGACCGCGTAGCCGTGCTCGGTCGAGCCCGGTATCAACGCCACCGCCTTGATAGCTGTCTCCAGGTCCCCTACCGGCCGGACCACCTCAAACTGCAACGCCGGAATACGGTTGCCGAAATCATCTAGTGGCAGCCGCTCGAACACGACATAGGCAAGCCCACGCCAGGCCGGCGCGCGGCCGGTGCCCTGCTTCGCTTCGATCAGCGGATCGGGCAATTGCGTCGACGTGCCCCGGTAGATCCGCGTATCCAGCGTTTCGAGATCAAGCTCGCGCCCGTCGGCCCAGACCCGGCGGATGAAAGCGACCGGACCTTCGCAAAGCCCGAGCGCAAAATTGGCGTGATAATGGTAGGTCTCGACCTTCGGACCACCGCCTTTGCCGCCCTGGCGTTCCTGCGTCACCGTTTCCTCAAACCGTGTCGCCCAGATCAGCGCGCCGGCAATCCGCATCGAGCCGTGTACGCGCAGGATCGGTGATCCTTCATCGGCCGAGGGAATGCGGGCCCCGCTGAGCCCCCGCCCGGCAATGGTGCGGGTGGAATTGATCAGGCTGGTGTCGAGCATGCCGCCAACGGTCGCCCCGATGGCCGAGCCGATGGCTGTACCAACCGGCCCGAAGACGCCACCAAGGGACGCGCCGGCCACCTGCAGCAGGATAGTCGCCATATCGATGTCTCGCTTTTCAGGACGTAAGGGGAATACGGTGCACGGCAGCAATCCGCCGCCGCCAGGAAGGAACCAGCACGCTTTCGATCACACCGACCGGTTCGTAGGCATGGATGAAATGATCGGAGCTCGAGAGAATCCCGGCATGCTTGGCCGAGACACCCGCGCGCCAGCGAAACAGCACAATGTCGCCGGGCATCGCATCAGTCAGCGAGATGGCATCACCGCAGTGGTTTTGCGCCGCGATGAGCAGCCGGTCGTTGCCAGCACGCTCGGCCCAGTCAGGCGCATAGGCACCGGGGGCCTGGGCTTGCTCTCCCGTCACCTCGGCCCAGACGCCACGCACCAGGCCAAGGCAGTCGCACCCCACCTTCTTGCGCGAGCCCTGATGCCGGTAAGGCGTGCCGATCCATGCGCGCGCCGCATCCACAATGCGCTGCCCCTGATCATAGCTGCTTATGGGGCCGCTCATGGCACGATCGGCCGGCCGTCATGGACCGTGTCGGCGTCAGCATAGCCATAGGCAAAGTCGCTGCCCGGCAGATAGGGAAAGCCCTGAAAATTGAGTCCGTTGCCGAATTTGGCTGAACAGGTTTCAAAGGCCTTGTCGCAGCCCGCGGACACCTCAAGCTGATCGCCGGGCTGTGGCAGCCGCGCCAACGGCGCCCAGAGCGCCAGCCGTGCCATACCTGCTTCAACCGTGTGGCTCGAGATGTCTGCAGTCAAGTCCGCAAGCAGCCCGGTGGTGAAGCTGATACGGCCATGGCTGAACCAGCCGGCGGGCCTGTCGGCAAGTCCACTAACAATGACTGTCATCTCGTCGATCACCTCGGTGAGTGTCCCGGCGAGGGTAAATGGAGCCGCTGAGATATCCTTGCTGCAGCGGGCGTCGCCGAGATCGGCATCGCAGCGGCGGCCGTAAAGCCGGCCCTGCGGCTGATCAAGCAGGGCTGCCAGGCTGCGCAACTCGACGGTAAATGCCTGCCCCGCAGTCCGGACCTCGCCCAGTTGCCGTGTCGACAGCAGAACATGGTCGCCAGGACTTTGCCAGTTGACCAGAAAGGTCTCGACCCGTGCCCCGTCATAGCGTCCCAGCGCCAGGTCGTCGGCATTGATTGCGGCATCGGAAAACGCGCCCGCCACATTGGCGGCATCGGCTTCCAGCCCGAGCCCTGATTCCACCTCGCTCGCGCGAAATCCGGTGGCGGCGGAAAACACGGTGCCGTCGAACTCGAGATCATGGTCGTGCTCGGTGAAACCCAGCACCTGGCCGTCGGTCCGTGTCAGCCGCCACGCATGGCAAGTGGTGGTCGAGGTCTGCGCCAGGTGTGTCGCAAGTCCGCTCGGCAAGTTTCTCATGGTCTGATCTCCACCAATGGCACACTCGGCACCGAGCCCGCCTTGAAGGCTGCAAGGCTGATCTCGATGCGGTCGGTGTCAAAACGCACCGGAATGTCGAACTCGTAGCCTGCGGTCACCATCGCGCCGGGTGCCGGAACAGATCCGGGTACAATCGTGACCAGGCCCGTCGCGTGATCGACGGCGTAGTCTTCCTGACCCAGCGCCACACCATCAACGGCCAGCACCACGCTGCCCTCGGCCGGCTTTTCGATTCGGCGCGTGCTCGCACCGCCCGCATCGGCGTAGGTCTTGGTCAATTCGAACCCGGTTCTCACCCCGTCGCCGGTGCCGATCACCTGATCAATCACCGTGACCGAATGCCCCGGCGGGGCGGAGGCATGATCCACCGGATCGCGAAAGCGGAAGCCATAGAGCTGGCCGCGCCGCGCCTCGAAAAACGCGGTAAGCTGATAGAGATCTTCGAGACCGCGCAGACCGGTCCCGGCGTCATAGCGCCGCCGCGCATCGGCCCAGCGCGCATTGCGGGTTTCGCCGCCATTGGACAATGCCACGATGTCGGTGCGCCGCCCGGGTCCGCCGCTGGCGCCGAGCGACAGTCTCAACGGAAACTGCACTTCGTGAAAACCATTGCTCATCGAAGTTTCCTTTTCTTGCTCCAGCTCTACAGGCCGCGCCGACCACGTCCGACAGCACGGGCCAGCATGGCCGTCACCTGGGCCTCGGATTTTGAAAAACTCGCAGCATCAGGCGTTGTCACATTGAAGGTCACCTGCACCGGCTGCGCAGCACTTCCCGAGGCAACGCCAAGTCTGCCATCCGGCCCACGGCTCAACGGCAGGATCGCTTCGGCCCCGGCCTCCCCCATCAGGCCAACATCACCGCCCGCCATCGGAAACAGCGAAGGTCCGCCGACGACACCGCCATCCGCAAAGGCGTTGACACGTCCGGGCACCCCGCCCTTGGCGAACGGTAGCAACCGCCCGAGACTGCCTGACAGTCCGGCGATCGAATTGCTGACGAGCTGGTTCAGCGGCCGCGTGCCTGCATCAACGGCAATCCCCACCATTCGGCTGCCCAGCGTGCGTAAAACATCGTCGAGACCACGCCCGTCCACGGTGGCGGATTTCAACGCGCCCGACAGCGCCCCGCCAAAGGCGTCGGCTTTCTGTGTGAGCTCGTCGAGCGCACGGTCGGCACCATTGAGGTCCAGTTCAACATTGACGTTCAGGTTCGGCTCATCGGTCATTGTCAAGATCCTTTGATGTCTTGTCTGGCTTGCCGGGGATGTCCGGAAACTGCGCCATCAGCTGTTCAAGCCCCTGCCGGGTGGATGTTGCAGCCATCTCGGTTATGCCAATCAAAGCGCGGAGTTCAGGCAGGCTCAGCCGCCAGAACGCATCGGGTGTCAGCCGCAGGTGGCCGAGGCCGAAGCGGAGCACGGACGCCCAGGGGAAAAACGTCCGGTCCGGCATCGTCACCTCCCTACCACCTGCGGCCCGGGAGGGTTTTCAGGCCTGTCCGGAACCCGGCCCTCCCGATCCGAAATCTGTGGTACGTGTCCGGCTGCGTCCGCGCCGCCAAAACTGACCCAGAGCAGTTCCGTGGCGATCCGGGCAAATCCCGCCGCACCGCCCTCGGTCGACATTTCGGCCACGTCCTCGTCGCTCAGCCGGTTGCCAGCACCACGCAGTCCGGCGCCGACGATGCGAATAATGTCCCCTGCGGAAAGCCGGCCCGCTTCGAAACGGCCGGCCAGCTCACTCAGATTGGCGACACCGAAGCCGCTTTCGAGTTCTGCCAGCGCGCCGAGTGTGAGGCACATGAGCCGGGTCTCGCCGTCAAATGTTGCCGCGACCTCGCCGCGGTGGCGGTTGGGGTGAACGTTCATAACCGCCTCACACCGCCGCGAAGACAAGCGCACCAGCCGATTCCAGCGCGATCTCGAAGGTCATCTCGCCGTCGTGACGTCCGGCATATTCAAGCGCGATGATCTGAAACGCCCCGGTCACGGTGCCGAAATCCGGGATCGCCACCTGCCAGTCGCGGATTTCACCGGCGAAGAACACGCTTCGCGTCAGCGCATCGCTGGCCTGGTCCTTGAACAACCCGCCACCCGACAGCGATGCGCGCTGCACGCCGGCGCCGCCCAGAAGTTCCCGCCAGCGCCCGGCGGATTCAGCGTCGGTGATGTCAACAGCTTCAGCGTTGAACGCCAGTCGCCGGGCCCGCAGGCCTGCAATGGTCACGAAACTCCCGCCATCATCAATCTTGATGAGCAGGTCCTTGCCTTTCTGCGCCGTCATGGAATTCTCCTTTCAGTTTCGGAATGTGCCGTTCGCTGCGCACCGGGTTCACGGTTCGGTCACCGCGCGAAACCGCAGCCGCGCCACATGCAGCGCCGATCTAAGCGCACGACGGCTGACGGTGCGTTCGTGGCGAAGGTTGACCAGCACCGCGCCCTCCAGCGTCAGAGCGGCGTCATGCAATGCCGCGCGCACGGCATCGGCGAGTTCCACCGCCTGCCTGCGCCCATTCTGTTTGCTCCAGGCCTCGATTTCGAAACGGTGCTCGCTGGCATCGTCATCGCCGGTGGAAAAGTCATTCGTGGTGATGGCGCCGATCACCAGATAAGGCGGTTCGGCACGGGTGATGAGCCGGTCGAATATCCGTCCGGCACCGGTGATGGCGGTAATGGCCGGGGCCGCCACCAGGCGCTCAACCACAGCCGTCTGCAATGCATTGGCGCTCATGGCCGGATCTCCTCACAATCGCACTGCAGATAGCGGCGCGTCTCGTCAGGATCGCGCACCGCACGAATGATCAGGTGGCGTCCGCGATGCGCAAAGCGCATGGTGTGCCGGATGTCGTTGCGATAGCGGATGGTGACCCGGTGGCTGATAAGGGCCGTGGCGGTACCGGCTGTTTCGCGGGATTTTGCACGCATCGGTTCGACGCGTCCCCAGAGGCTCGCAAGAGGCTGCCAATCCTCGATCACGCCACCCTGCCCGTCAGACAGACCGCCGGCTTCTTCGAGCACCAGACGGGTGCTCAGCCTGCCGGGATCGACACGCAGCGCGCCCATCACAAAGCCCGCCTTTGCCAGGGCGCGGTCAGCCGTTCATAACCCGGCGGAATGGAAGCCGGCTGCATGTCGGACGTCACCACGCCGCGAAACTCGTAAAGGTGAGCTGAATGGACGAGGATCGCCCGCCTGAGCTCGGACGGCACATCCGTGCCTGCGCCAAAGCCAGCGGTGAACTCGATCTCGATGCCGTTGATCGGCTGACTCGGCTTTTGCCGTTCACGTACCACCAGCCGTGCAGGCTTTGCTGTCGCGTCAAGCAGCAGGCCGGTCAGATCCTGGTCCTGCGCCACGCCATCGGCGTCATAAACCAGAATCGCATCAATGGTTTGAACCGGGGTTTTCATCAACTGAATCACCGCGTCCTGCGGCCAGTCGTCGAGCGCCAGGCGGAAGCCCTGGGTCATCAGCACGGTGCCTGTGAGCCTTTCAAGATGCGCGCGCGCCACCCGTATCAGGCTTTCAAGGAGGTCATCCTCGTCGGTCGTCTCAATGCGCAAATGTGCCTTCAGCTCGGCAAGCGTCACCGGTTCCGCCAGCGGCGGATCGGTCTCAATCAGGGTCATGGCAGTCTCCGGGATGAGGGGTGCGTCGGGGATGGTTCCCTCCCCCGAGCCTGTCGGGAGAGGGCTGGTCCGGGAGGAACGGACCGGGCGTCAGGCGGCGAATCTCAGGAGTTTGATCGCCTCGAAATTCTGCACCCCGCCGCCCACGCGCTTGGTCGTGTAAAACAGCACATAGGGTTTGGCCGAATAGGGATCACGCAGAATGCGCACCCCGGTACGATCGACCACCAGATAACCGCGGCGGAAATCGCCGAAGGCAATTGACGCGGAATTGGCGGCAATGTCGGGCATGTCTTCCGCCTCGACCACGGGGAAGCCCATCAGGGCCGCCTGCTGGCCCGCGCCCGCAGGTGGCGTCCACAGGTAGTTGCCGTCGGCATCCTTGAACTTGCGGATCTGGCTCTGGGTCTTGCGGTTCATGACAAAACGGCCGTTCTGGCGGTGCCCGGCTTTGAGCGCATAAATCAGTTCCACCAGCCGGTCGGACGGGTCGGCACCAAACGCGCCGGCTGATCCAGTGACGATATGGCCAAGATTGCCCCAGCTCCAGCTGTCGTCGGCAACACTTGGATAGTCGAGAAAGCCGCGCGGCTTGTTGGCCCCGTCACCTGAGACAAACGCCGCGCCTTCCTGCTCCGCGAACGCGGCTTCGACTTCGGCTGCAATCCAGCCCTCGATGTCGAGCGCGCCATCCTCGATCAGCGAGGCGGTCGCAGCCGGCATGGCGTAAAGCTCCATGGTCGGAAACTGCAGCTCCGCCAGTTGCGGCGCGTTCGTCTGGGGCCGCGCGTCGGTTTCACCCACCCAACCGGTGGCCATACCGTCGAGCGCAAACGGCTTTTTCAGCACCGCGCCCGAGACCTGCCGCACAGTGGCAATTGAGCGGATTGGCGAGAGTTCGGACAGCCGACGGCCAATTTCACTGTCGAGTTCATCCGGCACCAGGTAGCCGCCATCAGGATCGCTGCCAGCCGACATTGCCTTCAACTCACCCTGGCGCAACCCGGCCTCATCGCCACGGCGGACATAGGCATCGAAGGCCTGGCGAACCGGGCTCGGTGCGCTGCCGCCACCACGGCCGAGATCAGGCCGCGCGCGTTTGACTGCAAGCGCATCAAGCGCGCGTTTCTGCTCGTCGAGAGCCGTATCGATGCGCGCCATTTTCTCTTCGGTGATGACGTCGGCGCCGCCGCGCCGCTCGATCTCGGCCAGCCGCTCGTCATTGGACTGCTTGTAATGCTCGAACGCGGACATGAAGTCTTCGAAAGCAGCCGAGACATCGGCATCAACACTCTTGGTTTCCGGCGCACGTGCCTTTGTAATCTGGGTATTCATGGGTCGTCCTTTCAACAGGTTGGGGTCAGTGAGCCCGGAGGTCCGCGACAACGCACCCGTCAGGCTGCGCATCCGCTTCTCCAGGCGTTTGAGATCCTCCGGCGCAGCGTCCTGCCTGTCCGAAAGCGCGCCGTAGCCTTGGGCAATCAGCCCGCGTGCCTGGCGTCTGGTCAGCCCCGCATCCCGCGTGAGCCTTCGTTCGAGTTCCCGCCGCGTGGGAGATGTCACCGCACCCGGTGCGGCCTTGACGGCGGTCACCCGCGCACCCGGCTGCATCGGGAATGTCACCACCGAGATCTCCCAGAGATCAGCGCTTAAAATCCGCCGCACCCCGGCCTTGGCCTCGCTGCGGGCGCGCAAGGTCTGGAAGCCGATCGACAAGCCATCCAGCGCACCGGATTTCATCAGCTCGTGCACCTCGCGGGCGCGGGCCACGCCGAGCGCCAGCTTGCCCTCGACATGCAGGCCGCGGCTGTCTTCACGGATCGACAGCCAGCGGCCGATCGGCTGGTCCGGATCGTGCTGATAGAGCATGCGCACATCGCTGGCCCCTCTTCGTTTCAGTGAAGCTGCAAAGGCGCCGGGCTCGATCACGTCGCGGCCCAGATCGACCGCACCAAACAGGCTGGCATAGCCAGAGAAACTGCCGTCACCGCTGACGTCTTCCAGTGCCAGATCGACACGCTTGTGCTGCCGTCCGGATGCGCTCCAGTCGCTTGTCATGATTGCTGTCCTTGCTGTTATTGAAGTGGGTGCTGCCTTGGTAGCCGAGTCTGCTGACCGGCCCCTGCAGCGAGGCCTGAGGCAGTTATCGTTTTGCCGTCGGTCCGCGTCCGGTCCGGTCAGCGATACGGGCCAGTGCGCCAAGCCCCCACCAGGCGCTCATGCTGGCGGCGGCCGATCCGGTGAGCAGGGTTTCAGACGGTGACAGCATCTCGCTCACACCCATCCAGTGCGCCAGCGCAACACCGGCCGGGCCGCCAAAAACCAGCCCGCAGACAATGCCTGCAATGGCTCTTGCGGCAGCCTCGCGTGCACCCCTTGGCATCATGTAGACGAGCGAAACCAGCGCGCCGGCCACAGCCCCGACGACGCGGGCGGCCAGCATCGCCGGATCCGGTTCGATGTTCGGCATAGTTTCACCTCCGGCGGCCATATCCGCCTCACAGATTGATTCAGGTGTTTGCGAATGTGAGTCCGGTTCAGCCCGCAACACGCTGATATCCCACAGCTTCCCGCTTTTCCTCATCGGTGAGGAAATCAGCATTGCCGACCCGGTTCCAGAGCCCGTCGCGTTCAGCCGAAAGACCCGGCAGCCGGTCGGCGTCATAGTCGATCTTCAGCCCTGAACCATAAATGGGCTGCAACCAACCGGTCAGCGCGGCGGCTGTCCGGTGCACCAGAGGCAGCACGGTCAGACGGCAGAAAGCGCGGTTTGCCTCCTGATAATTGGCGTAGGTCAGATCGCCGGGAATGCCGAGCAGCATCGGCGGCACGCCGAGTGCCAGGGCGATGTCGCGGGCCGCCCCGTTGCGCGCCTCAATGAAGTCCATGTCGCGCGGGGTGAGCCCCATCGCCTTCCAGTCCAGACCGCCCTCAAGCAGCATCGGCCGGCCTGCCCGGCGCGCGCCCTGATAGCCTTCCTCGAGCTCGGCTTTCAGCCGCTCATATTGTTCCGGCGTCAGGTTGCCGCCGTCCTTCGGCTGGTAGACAAGCGCGCCCGATGGCCGGGCTGAATTGTCGAGCAGTGCCTTGTTCCAGGTCATCGCCGCATTGTGCAGATCAAGCGCCATCAGCGCTGCTTCCAGCGGCGCAAATCCGAGATGATCATCTAGCGGGTGAAACAGTTTCAGGTGCAGCAGTCCCGGCCCCTCTTCCGGGTTCACTGCAAAGCGCTGCCGCCGCCCACCCGCCTGATGCTCAAACCCCGTGGGCCAGCCATCGGGTCCCGCGATCACGCGCATCCGATCAGGCCGCAAGAGTTGCAAGCCTGCCACATGGCCTCCGGCGCTGACCGGATTGATCCAGGCATTGCCCGACAGCACCAGATGGCCGTACAGGGTTTCGAAAAACCCGTCTCCGGCACCGTTCGGATCGGGCCGGTTCAACAGATCAAGTACCGGGTGCCGCTCCTGCTCGCGACCGCCGTCAAACACCAGCCAGGGCACCGAGGCTGCCGCTTCTGCAATCATGCGGACCGCACGGTGTGCGACCGGATTGCGCATGAAGCCCTCGCGAGAAATCGCCGAATAGCTGCGCGAACTCCACTGCGCGCCCGCGTCGCCTGAAAGCGCTGCGATTGCGCCCGGCAACCAGCTCTTGGCGGCAGGTGCGCGGGCCTGCGCCGCGCGGGTCCAGGGAAGCCGAAATCCGAATGCCAT